TTCCAAACCCGTATTTCACTCAAGCGCAGCCGCAAGACTCAATGAGCGGTCAAGCGGCGACGGTTGCGAGAAAACGCGGCATCCACGTTCCAAAAGGGCGAAGTTTGCCGAAAGGATGGTGTCTTTCGCGGACATGGAGCAAACCAAACGTCGGATTCCTGTTAATGCGCTTGAAAGACGCGAAATTGCAGGAATACGGCATCCCGCGCGACATTGACGACAATTTTCTGCACCAGCTTAATTCTTACGTTGAAACCGTGGAAAAGAGCAAGAAAACTGGGACTTATCAGCGGATACTTAAGCAGGTTAAAGAAGCTGATCACAGCTTCGCCACGTCCAGCATGAGCCTTTTAGGTGCTATTATTCGCGGTTTTTTCCCGTTGTCTGGAATACCTGACGATGACAAATCCGGGCACGTAAGCGATGACCTCCCCCTTGCGGCGACTTCGCCCGAACGGGAAGTAAATGATGTCCCGTAGCTTTTGGACGTGCGGCCACGGGATGCGGAGATAGTTCACGCGACCTCCATTTCGGCGGATTGGCTCGCCTTTTTCTTCTCTTTCTTGATCGTGATAAACTTGGAATACGCATCGCTTTTCGGCTGCGTCAGGCCAAGCCCCTTGCACCAATGATCGTTCCGCAGAATCACCTTGCACATGCGACGCCAAGATGGTGCCCAATGCTTGTCTTCCAAAACCTTCGGCGCTTCGTCTGGAATGCCTTCCACATATCCGCGCCCCTTCCAGCCTCGAATAAACACGGAGAACTTGCCGACGAAATGCTCGCGCGTCTTTGGTGGCAGCGTATTCAAAAGCAGATTGCAAAAACTTTTCCATGTATGCCCGTCCGGCTTGGAAATCTTGTTATAACCGTTCACGTTTCCGTTCTCGTTGATGTATAGCGCCCCGCTGTTTGCTCCAGAAACGCGCTTAACGAGCTTGAACCATGTTTGCGGCTCTAGGACATGGTAAAGCCAAAGCCCGCGCCTCTGGTCGTCTCCGTATGGCTGGCAAAGCCTCATCTGGCTAATGGTTAATCCAGCAAGGTGCATCTTGTCGTAAATCTCGTTGTGCGGAAGTTCAGGATAGCGCGCGTGAAAGCGCCAAATATCTTCCGTTCTCCAGTCGTAAATCGGATAAATGTTGAACAATCCATCTTCAACCTTTGTCGTAAACAATTTTCCGCCGTGACATTCCTTCTTCTTGCTGACTACGGTTCGGAATCGGTTCAGGCTTTCATCGCTGCGAATTCCAACGAAGCCGCAGCACTCCTTTTCTTGGCCATACCAAATCCCGAAAAGCACCATGAACTCTTCAAACTCCATCCGTGATTGAAAGAACGGGAAAAAGGCCGGGTCTGAAATGACGCCTTCCGCCTCTGGAATATCGCGCACCCACTCCGCTCCCGGTTCCCAGCAACACCAACGAGGATCAAACGCACTAACGGCGTTCCTCAACAGCATCGGCAGGCACACCCAATACGGCTCGATATTATCGCGATACATTTCCAGCATTTGCGCAACGTGCGCAATGGTTTGCGAGTATTGCGCTTCTAGGTCGATGACAAGAACGCCGACTTTGCGCCCGCGCTCGATTGCTTCCGCCATCACAAGATGAAGCATCACGCTGGAATCTTTCCCGCCCGAAAAGCTGACATAGATTCGCTCAAAATTGTCGAATGCGTATTTCACGCGCTCGCGCGATGCGGTTAAAACGTCTTTGTTCTGATATTTCTTGATGCTCATTAGTAAAGGTTTGCTTCTGTTTTTGATGCCGCCTCTTCAATGGATGCGAATTGCGGCTCGCCTTGCGCGACGATCCATTTATTAAGCGCGTTGAATGCCAGCAAATTTGCGCGTTCTTGCTGTTCATCGGAAAGCAGGTTGAATCCCCCGCAATACGTGGACGGAACGCCGATTGATAGACATGCGGAAGCCTGCCCTAGCCATGCAATCCGATTCATGTTCTCGTTTGATAAATAATGCTCACACGAGTATTTCCATTCAGTAATCACGCGCTCCAACGCGACGGTGAATTGCTCATCATTTGAAAGAAACTCGGCGTATTTTGCTTCGATCTGCTCTTTCGTCAGCTTCTCGTTTGTTTTCGGGCGCGATTCGTAGAATCCAGCCGGGTAACACTCCCATTTGTCCCAAGTATGGTAGATGCGTTTCACAGTGAGCGAACAAGCGGGCATGCTTGGCATAAGAGATTAAAAAGCCTTTCGTATGGTTCAAAGTTTGAGATTCCGACATCGACAATCTCCATCTTTGGATAATTGATAATCGCGACCGCATCCGCGCCTTCCGCCATGCGATACGCGGCAAGTTGCAGTTTGTTTTCCAGATAAACGCCGGTCTGATTCAGCTTGAAATCACAAACCCACAGCTTGTCTTTCCAGTAAAACTCAACGTCAAGCCTTCCGGTAAAATGCGCGTGGCTGATTTGCTTCTCGAAAGCCACGATGCTCTTGTCTGCGAAGAACTCAACGAACCGCGCCTGAAATTCAGGATCGGAAAACGGCGTTTTTTCGCGCAGATAGTTTTCCATCTGCTTGTGGAGCGAATGACCCTCACCGCAAAACTTCTTTTTGTGCTCGGCGAGTGAAACCCCCTGCAATCCGATCTTGTTCGCCCACCCGAGAAGCGCGGGCTTGTCTAGGATTCGCACAACGTCTGTGACCGATGGTTTAATTGTGTATTCCATATCAATCCTCCAAAGCGGCTCCGTCTGGCGCGTCGTCAACGAAATCGTCCACTTCCCATGATTTGCTGAAATCTTGGTCTTTGAACATTTCCGCAAGTCCGGTGATTTGGCAGAGCCGCAAAACTTCGTCCGGGTCCATTCCAAGCTCCCGACTGATTTTCGCGTCCGACCAATTCCGGCGCTTTAGCTCCACGACGATTTCCGACATGGACTCAACCTTGTGTTTCCCTCGCGCCCTGTTGTGGCGAATCGTGGAAGCAATGCGGTCCCCCTTGTCAGTCCGACTCTCGTTGATTTGCACGACTGGCAAATATCCGCGAACGCGTTCCCGAACTTCTGAGCATTCCTTGCCGACGCGATTGCGATGGAATCCGTCCACCACTTGATTATTCCATGCGACGATTGGCTGAGTGTATCCATCCTCAAGAATTGAGACTTTCAAAAGCTCCATCTCGGGAGGCGCGACGCTGTTCGGATTGTAGTCGTTCGCCTCAACGGTTTCGTTTTTAACCCAAATCACGCAATCAACCGGTTCGGTTGAGAATGGAGAAATTGCGTGGAGTTGGCGCTTTAGCTCGTTAATCGCTTCGATTCGATCATCTGTTTCGAGTTGTGCCAGTCGCGAAAGAGCTAATTTACAGCTTTCCGTGATGTCACATCGCTTTCTTTCCGGTTCAGCAAAAAGCAAAAGCGTATGGTTTCCGTCTGGTTTTATGGTTTGGTTCATGGATTAAATTTCAGATTTGCGACTCGAAAACATCAAAAACGGCACCAGCGGCCAAGCGCAGAGCAAAAGCAGGCCAGCGAAAACGAGCGCCATCGCGATCACCGGACAAGCGAACGCGCCAGCGATAGCGTAAAGCATGGGCGAGAGCGGCGCGCGAGTTTCTAGGGGCGCTTCCGCTTCATAACGCGGGCGTTGAGCGAGCCGCGCGATACGTGCGCGGGCTTCGGGCGATAGGCGGCGATCTAGCGTGTTCATTTGTCTTTGGGTTGAAATCCGTTGCATGATGACAGCCAAGTCGGGTCAAAATTAAACGGCCATTCAAACCATCCGTGCCTTATTCCTACAGGATTTCCTGTAACGTCCGCTGATTTATTTGCGCACTGGATATGACAATCTCCCGGAATATCACGGCGATGCGCGCATTCGTAGCAGTCTGGTTTTTTCATATTGCTTGGCGTGTTCATTCCGCCGCCTCCCCGAGGAAAAGCACTTCGACAACATCGGACGGCGCGAGATAAAACGTTTTGACGCTGCAAATGCCGCACACGACAATCTCACCGTTAATCGTCGTGCTGATAACTTTCGCGTTCATCGCGCCGTTCGGCCCGTTGCAGACGATAATTGATCCTGCTGGAATTTCGGTTGTGTTCATGTTTTTAGGTTGTCCGCAGATTCGGGCGGTTGGCTGTCCCGCCCGTCTCATGCAAACGAGAGGGTTAGTTGAGATAAATGTTGAGGCACGTTGACATTACGCGAAGCCAGCGAAGCTCTTGAATTTCGTCCGCGTCATGAAGGCTCCCGTTTTTCTCCTTGTCGTTCAGTTCGCAATATCGGCCCGATACCAAGAAAAATTCATGCGCCGCTTGAATGATATTTTCGGCAGCCACTTCTTTATGCGTCCGCTCGCCAGCTTGGTTTGAATTTGTCGTTTGCATGGACAGAGATTGCCACGAGCGCCTAAATCCGTCTATTGGGGAAAAGTCGCTTTCTTTTGTAGGACGTTTCCTACAAGACACCGTTTTTGCTATTGCAAACGATTTGCAAAAGGCGTAAAAGCGCTGGCAAATGCCGAGTCCATCTAAAATCTTTGTCGGAATTTTTACTCTTTCGGAAATTACGACAATGCAGCGAGAGCTTGCAACCGTTGGATTGATTACAAGTCTTTCCGGTGCGGCAAAATCATCTGGATTCGCTAGGCTGGACCCGTTGCAACAGGGAATTGAATTAGCCGCTGCAAAACGCGCGCTTACAGGGCAGCAAAGAGCGCAGAAAGTTCAGAACAGGCTTATCGAATCCGGCTACGATCAAGGCGGCACAATCACAGAATGAAATCCCTCCCCGCTCCCGCGCCATCGCCGACGTTTATCGGCGCACTGAAAAACATCGGCAAGGGACTTTACACGCGCACCGCTAAATTTGCGGGATACTCTGCCGCAAGTCCCGGCCCGACTCGCCCGATTGGCTCGCGCATCGGCACGAATAGCAATTCGACTTACGCGCAAATGCAGCGTGTCGGCATGAATTTCACGGCGGAAATGGTGACGAAAGACAACCCGCTTGCATCGGCGTATCTGGCGCAACGGCAGAACTATTGCTCATCGCAAATGATCTACATCCCGTCCACGCCGGACGCGGGATTGAATCGCGAGATTTCGCAATATCTCCACGGTTACGATGGATTCGGCGGACTCTTCTCGCGGATGGGCGTTGCGTGCTCGATGCAAGACGCCTTCATGCGAACCGCTGATTTGGAAACGCCAGTGCGCGGCGATGCGGGCTTGATTTGGTGGAGGGAAAGCGAGCAAGACGACTTCCGGCTGCTTGAGTTTTCAGCGGATCAGCTCGGCGAAATCTACAACTTCACGCTCTCGCGCCGTTGTTCGCTCACGCGCAATTCCGATGGCGAATTGTGCGAAACGAGCGGGAAAGATTGCGTATATTATCAGGGCAGATACTTCCGGGGCGCGGATTGCGTCGCTTACAAGATTTATGAGCGCACCGAGTCTTGGTATGGATTCGGTCGGATTTATCCGGCGAGTGATGTGCTTTATTTCCGCGACCCTGCCAACTATCGCGGCATTCGCGGCGTGACGGCTTTTGCCAACTCCATCGCGCACATGCAAAAGAGCGAGGATTTGCTACAGGCGGCGCTTTCGGCAGCGCAACGGCAGGCGCGGACGTATGGGCGCGTATTCAACAACGCAGGCGAGCCGGACGAGCCAATCTATGAAACCGCGTCGGATGGTCGCATTACGTTTTTTGAGAAGATTCCCGGCGCGCCGATTGAAGAGTATTATTTCAACGGCGATTCGGCGGAGTTTGCAGCGCCTACGACGCCAAGCGCGGAGGTGATTAACGGCGTGCATACCGCGCAGGAATTGGCGTGTCTTGGTTTGCGGATGCCGTTTGCGTTCCTCGTCAATCCTAACGCAGTCGGCGGCGCTCCTTCGCGGCTGGAAGTCGAGAAGGCTGACAAGGAATTTCAGCGGATTCAGAACACGATTCACCGCCCGCACCTTCGCAAGATTGCCGACGTTGTTTTGCTGGACGCAATGCAGCGCGGATTCATCGTTCCGCCTCGCGGAATGACTGCGGACCAATTCAAACAAGGCCGATGGATGTTGCCGGTTTCGCCGAGCGTCGATGCGTTCTACGACTGCAAGGAAAATATCGACATGATGCGCGCGGGGCTAGAGGCGCCGCAAGACATCATCGCCGAGACGAACCGCAACGCGGATGACGTGCTACGCAAAACGAAGGAATGGAGCATTAAGGTTCAGATGGCGCGTCAAGATGCGAACCGCGAACTTGAGGCGGCGGGATACAAAGGCGAAGTGACGGCAATGGACATCGCGCAGGTCACGGACAACCCGCCGCAGCAACCAGCGGCGTCTGGCGAAACTCCAGCGAACCCACCGCCCTCCGAAAAGAAAGAAGAGTCTGCTAAATTCTCCGCATACGTAGGCGATTTTAAGGCAAGTGATTTTCCAGCCTCTACACAGGAGGAAATTGCAAAATACTTTTCTGGAAATCCAATCGTTATTCGATATGGAATGACGGTCCCGGAGCTAGTTAATCGGGCCGATCAGCACAATTTAGCGAGCGCAAGGGAGCACATTCGGAAATGTTCTGGTCGCGCTTGCGGGGAAGAGATTTACGCAAGCGAAGATAAGTTTATTTTGATTATGAATGATCGCATAATCGACGGGCACCATTTTCTCGCAAAAGCGGAAAAAGGCGGTGTATCCAAGTCGCTCCCAGTTTTGGATCTTTCACCAGCGCGATTCCAAGCGACAACGGCATGAGGATTTCCCCACAGCGGACAGAAGTAGCTCAAATGCGCGTCGCCAGTGGCCTTCTACAAAAGGAGATTGCGGACAAGCTAAAGGTTCATCCGAAAACAATAGGAAAGCTAGAAAGCGGCCATCGCCCGTCTCGCGCTCTTGAGGTAAGAGTAATTGCTTTTTTGAGGACGGGGAAAACTTAGGAGCGCGCTCCTTTCGTTTGCTTTTCCTTACTGCATAGCGCGCGTAAAAAAGCGCGCACATGGCACGACAGCTATCAACCGCAATTCTCAGAGGCTCATCCGGCCAATCGGCTATTGACGCCGAAAACGGAGTGATTCGCGGCGTTAAGCTAATGGAACTCGGCAAGGTCGCTTGCTTTGCGGGCGAGGACGGAAAGCCGAAATCGGTTAAAATTACCGAATCTCATATTTCTGCGCTGCTCAATCATGCGGGCAATCGCTCCATTCCGATCCACGAAACGCATGAATGGTTTTCGGCACAGGGCAAGCCCAACGCCGACAGCGTAGAAATGGCCGCCCGCATCGGCGCTCTTAAAGCATTCCGCCGCGATGAGTCCGGCGACTTGATTGCCGATGCTTATTTCAAGGAAGGCCAAAAGCGCAACGACATTATTTGGGGCGCGGAACACAACCCGGAAGACAACTGCTTTTCCGTCGTGTTCTCCTACTTGCAAGACGACCCGCAATGCCTTCCGCAGAACTTCCGCGCCGGGGATCTTGTCCCGAATGGCGCTGCGACCACTGCTTTATTTTCCGAAAACACTGAAACCTCACCTATGGACGAAAACCTAATCTCGCAAATCTCCGCCCTTTGCCAGAGCGACCCGCACGCGCTCGAAGCATTCAAGGCTCTTCTCAAATCAATCGGCAAGGCTTCCGAATCCGACGACGCTCCCGCACTTGAAAGCGCCGAAATGGAAGCTGGCGTAACGGAAGAAGACAAGAAACCCGAAGACGACGCGAAACCCGCTCTCATGCGTTCCGCGCTTCGCGTTCATCGCGCCACGCTTCGCCAAGCTAAGGCAATCATCGCCACCGAAAAGACGGCTATTCTCGCGGAGGCTTCGCTTAAGGGCGAGGCATCGGCAACGGCGCTTCTCGGCAAGGGCGGTTTGCTCAAGCCAAAAGAGGGCGACGAAAACGCAAGCGCTCCGAAAGAATTCATCGAAGCGCAAATGAAATCAGGTTGCCCAAATCAGGCAACCGCAATTGCTCGGATGGCTAAGGACAAACCAGAGCTTTACAAAGTTTTCCGCGCTTAATTTTTCACAAAAAATAACCAACAAATTATATGGCTGAACTAGCAACTTATCTCGGCGTAGAACCTCAGACGGCGCGCCTCACTGCCGTCGCGGTCGCTCGCGGCGTGCGTCTCGCTCTTGATTCCTCTGGGACATCCGCTGTCACCGGAGCAAATACCATCCGTGGCGATTATGTATCATTGCAGGCAGGTGCCGCGAGCGATGTGATTCTTGTCACAAATATGCAAGACGGACTTGTTCCGGCGCTTGCTGGTCCCGCTCTTACGAACAATACCACAGCAATTGGCGAAATCGCCTACGCCGTGGCGACTACGGGAACATTCACAAACTCTAGCGCATCTAGCGCCGTCGCGGTCGGCAGATGGACTACCGTAACAGCCAACAGCACTCTTGGCAGTGTCCAGTTGTTTACCGTCGCATAAATTTAACGAAACTTAGTAACTACAAAATCAAATGGCTGTCACACTTACTTCTGGAACCGGGCCGCGCCAAGAACTCGGACTCGCAATTGTCGAGGGCGAAGGCGCAATCCAAGGGCTTATTGGCGAGAAACTACTTGGCCCTCTCGGAATCTCCTACCGCAATGCGCACCTTGTAAAAGCTACGCTCGGCGGCTCACTTGGCCTTCGCCACATCGGCGCAGACAAATACATTCGCGCAGCTGGGGCGAAATACCATCGCCTCTCGGCAACGTTCGGCGACGCAACTCTGACCGTTACGCCTCGAGGCGTTGAAATCAGCGTTCCTCGCGAATTGACGCTCGACTACAAAAACGTGTTTGACGTTCTTGGATTCTTCTGCGGACGCTTTGGAACCGAAATCGGCGGGCTTACAAAAGAATATCTCATCGCCGCCGCAACCGTGGGAAGCGGTTCGCTTTACGTCAAGGGAAGTGCGACTAACTCGGCAGTGGCATATACCGTCGCCAACCAAGCAACCAACTCGTTCATTGCTGACGTTATCGCATCTATTCGACGCGTGAAAGCAAACGGCGAAGTTCCTGATACCATCGTTATGAGCGGTCCGGTTTATGAGCGCATCCGTCAAGCTGCTACGGTGCAAGCGTATGTATCTGGAACTCTCTATCCCGGAGCCGATACCACGCTTAACAACATTCAGAAAGTGTTTGCGGAATACGGAATTAAACAAGTGCTCGTCGGAGATAACTACTACAATTCCGCAGCGGACGGCGCGACTCCTACGCTGACTCAGATTTGGTCTGATACCTACATCCTAGTTTGCAAAGCTGGAATGCAGCCCGCCGCAAGCCAGACTCAGGGAGCGCTAGTTCCTTCACTAACCGGCATCGGCGCAAACGTATTCTGGGAAGGATTTGATTCCGCCGGAACTCCAAGCGTTGACGAGAAGGCCGTTGACTTTGCGGGGGCAGGTGGCTTCTACGTTGAAGTTTATCCTTCGCCGGACACTAAATCCGAAATCATCCGAATCGAGATGAGCCACAAGCCGACTCTGACGAATAACCGCGCGGGTGATTTGATCGCCACGCAATACGCGTAAAATGGGAAAGCAAAAGGAAGATAATATACAGCAGGTTATCGCGTCTCCTATTCCCCAAGTCCCAAAGAGGGACGCGGATTCCGTGATTAGACCATCCATGCCTCTAGATCATGAATATACGCATGGAATTTTTGTTAAGCTTAACGGAGAAGACGCAGGAGAAGAGTTCGCGCTTTGTGTCACCGCCCCGGACGGCTACGAAAACACACACTTCCTAAAAAACTCCGCTCACTTTTGGAGCGGAAGAGCTGACGACTTCAAGTTGCAATTCGACCGAAAGTAACACTATGCCAATCATCAACTATCTAGGCGACGATCTCGTTCAAGTCCTTCCGCAGCGGCAGGGGCAAACCTCGTATTCCGCCGATGGAGCTATTGCCCTAACTCCGGGAACGGCGCTGCTCTCCAAGGGCTCAGCAGGCGCTTACACCGTAGCCGCCCCTGGCGCGGCGGGCATTCGCTTGACGCTCACGACTACGACGGACTTTGCGCACGTCACTACCTTTACCGGCGGGACGCTTTGGGATGGAACGGCTGGCGCGAATACGACTTGGACATCCGCAGCCGTTCAAGGTTCGTCGCTTACGGTTGAATCTGTCTCCGCTACCAAGTGGAACGTGATTGCGTTCAACCTAGGCACCATCGCTCCTTAATTTCTCTAAACCGCCCACCACGGCACCTCACGCGCCGCTCTCGTATTCATGGCGGGAGCGGCGCTTTTATTAAATGCCATCGCCCTTCTATAACGCACGACTTTCCGAGTTCACGGCGCAAGTTCGCATGTGGCCTAGCGTGATTGCGTGCAAGGGCGTGGACGCGACGGTTATCCGCACGCCGGATCGCGTCGTGCAGGACATGGAATCGAACAACTACGCCGAGCGCGTGGAGACAACCGTGGACATGCTGCGCAGTGATTACGCACGGCTAGGACTGGCTCCGCAAACCACGAAGTTTACCGCTACCGTTTCGGGAGTTCCGGTCGAATACCGCTTCGCAGAGATTGTCGGTGATGATGAGTCGGAACCCACAATTCAAATCCGCGCGCATCGCGTGATTGGAGGAACATGACTGGCTTTCGCGTAGATACAAAAAAGCTCAAAGCGAGGCTAAAGCGTGTCGGCGCATCATTGCAGGCATCGGCTTTTCGTGCGGACATTGAGAAGTTTTACGCGCAGTCATTGCAGACCGCTATCGTGCTAACCCCCGTCCGCAACGTGACGCTGATTGAGACGAATCAGAGGAAGCAATATTATCACCGGCAACGCTACATCAAAAAGTTTCCCGGCACTTCCACGCGCTCCGTTGGATTGTCGCAGTTCATCAAAGAGCGGTCGCAAGCTCGATTCCTTTACCGCAAGTCGTGGAAACAAGCGGCTGATTCCGTGCGGATGCGCGTTTCAGTTTCCCCCGCCGTAGCGGCATCCGTTACGCGCAGGCGTCCCGCTGTGAATCCGCCTCGCGCTTACGCTCAATGGCGCGGAGGCGGAGAAAAACTCTCGATTGTTGTGTTCAATCCGTTTCTGAACATCCCGAGTAAATACAAGACGTTTAACGCCAGCTCCGTGCTCGATCGCGCAATGGCTCGGCATCGTCCGCAGTTCAAAACCGACGTGAATAACCGCGTGAGAAGGGAGATATATGCCGCAAGCAGAAGCTGACTGGCAGTGTTTCGACTTCGACCTCGTAGAGAGGGCGTTTTGCACGATCCTCACAGGGTTTGGGCTGAAGGCATTTCCGAAGCGGTCCATTCAAAAACGCACAACTCCGAGCGTTGAGCTAAATTTACAGACAAACGCAATTCAAGGGCAGCGATATATTCGATTTCGCCTTATTGGAAGCGATCTAGTTCAGCCATACAACACATACAAATACACGCTTACGTGTGACGTATATTCCGAGCGCGTGGAAAACGGAACGTATCACGCGCAGATGGTCGCGAGAGTCCGCGCGTATTTTCAATACTATTGGCTAACGGAAACATTCACGGAAACCGTTTCCCCATATCACGCGATTACTGAAATTCGCGAGTCAGATTGCTCAAGCGACATCTCCCAAGAAGACAATTTAGACGTAACCCAAATCACATTCACAGGCACTCTCAATATCCGAGACAACGCTTGGCCAAACGAAATCACCTAAACTATATGGCAGCACTCACTACACCCACAGCGACGGCGGTAGCGCCTAGCTCTAACGCAAACATTAGCAGCGGAACCGCTGGCGCATCTGTCGTCATTGGAACGCCTGTTTATCTTGATACAGCCGCCGCGCGAGTTGTTAAGCCCGCAAACGCTTCCACAGAAGCCGCGTCTATTGTAGCCGGAATCGCCCTAAACTCAGCGGCAAGCGGCCAGAAAGTGTTCTATGCAACGCGAGACAGGTCGTTTACTCACGGATTCACAGCGTCAGAAATCAATCCCGGCGCGGTTGTTTATCTTGATGACGCATCCGGTGCGATGACCATCACGCCGAGCGATTTGGATGCGGGCGACTATCAAGTCATCATCGGTCAGATTAACAACCCGGAAACGACGATGAATCTCATTCCAACAACCGGAGTTCTGAAAGGCTAATTTATGTCCGCACCACGCACAGTCATTGACGGAGCACAATACTACGGCTCCTACGTTATCGCAGTCGCATCGGATGATTTCATCTTTGACGACATCACAATCGACCGACCTACGGAAGACGCGACCGACATGGACGAAGTCGGGCGTCCGGCTCGCGCTCGTTACACGGCGGGCCGAGTTACCGGAACTGCCACCGTCCAGATTCCCGCATCTGGTGTTCGCCCTACGTTCGGACAGACATTCTCGGAAGAGTTCGATCCTGAATACGGAACGGAAACTTTCGTAATCAAAGAGGCTCCGTTTAACGCATCAAGCGCGCCAACTGAAATCCGCAAAGTCTCCGTCACGTTCGCTAAAGTTTACGACACGATCACGACGGTAGCGTAACGCTATGGCCAAAGTATCCGCTGGCGACATTCCCGGCTACGCGGAAGCAGTCACGCGCGAGCAGCAAAACCGCGAGGTTGCCTACCTTGGCGTTCCGTTCGTCGCGGAAGGTGTTCGCCTAGCCCAAATGACTCCGCGCATTCTGGCGGCGTTATACGCGCACCGTTCGCCATTTGTTTGCGGCGGTTCAATTCCCGACCCCGTGGAATCAGTCGTGCAATTCCTTTGGGCGTGCTCGCTGAATTATTCAAACTCACGCTTTGCTCGCTGGCATTTCGTTCGCTCCATTGCTCGCCGAGTGCGGCGCGGGACGTTCGATATTTTCCGCGCGTTGGATGATATTGATGAATACGTGGAAGTCACGTTTCAGGACGGCCCTCGCGGCGGTCCATCTTCCATCCCGTATGTATCGCAGATTGCATGGATCGAATACACCATGAGCGGAAGCCCGTGGAACTGGACGCGCGAAAGAATCATGAAGACACCGCTTCGCATCATCTACCAGCAAATGCGATGCAAAGAAATGGCGCACGGTGAAGCTCCAATCAATCCAAGCGACCGCATCCGCGCCGAATGGCTGGATACGCTGAAGGCGCGCAACATCGGAAACTCATAATGGCTGACGAACTTGCAAAAATTGGACTCGATACGGCAGACATCACCCGCTCGCTTGATCGTATTAGCGGGATGCTTGACAACAAGCTCGCGAAGTCTGCCAAGAATGCGGACAAAGAAGTAAACGCATTAAACCGTTCGATGAATCGGCTCGGTAATGCCGCTAGGGCTGCATTGGGGTTGGCGGGACTTGGAGGAGTTGCGGCGGCGGCGCGCTCGATCAAAGAGCTTAATTCAGACCTTGAGGAAACTCGTTCACATCTCAAAAGCGGATCAAAGGATGCGTATATTTTTGACGAGACGGTTAAATCCGCCGGTGTCAATTCTTTGGATAACGCCAAAAAAGCCAGCAACTTGATTGATGCGACGATGGCTCACATGAAATTGAGCCTTGGAAACATGATTGTTTCAATGGCGAAAATGGTCGGGATTGACGTTGGAGTTGATAAATCGAACGCGCCCGGATTCGGAGATATTCAGGCTTCCAGAGATTCGCTTTCCGACTTGAAAGCCGGATCAAGCAATACGGAAATCGAGAAGCTAGGAATCCTTGAGCAGGAAATAATGCTTCAAGAGGATTTAGTCAGATACTATACCGATGGCGCTGCGGCAGATGAAGTTAAAAGGAAGGCGGCAGCGGAACGAGTTCAGCAACTTCGCGCCGAAGCGGACTTGATGTCGGACGCTTACGTTGCCAGCGAAAAGCGCGCTAATATTGACAGGATCGCCACTGAATTTGCGATGGCTGGAATTCATCAAATTATGAGCAATGACAAAATCATCGCTCAATATGAAGAGAAAATCACAAAAGCTCGCCGCGAAGGAAGAATCGAGCTTGAGGCTCAACTAACAGTTCAGAAAGAACAGGCGTTACAGGCAAACAAGGCGGCGCTTAATCGAATGACGCCGCGAGAAAAGGCGGATGCACGAAGGGCCGCGCGAAAAGAAGTCAGCGATGCTAAAAAATGGGATGCTCGCCAAGAAGAGTTTAAAAGGGCCGACAAGGCCGGAAGAAAAGGAGACAAGGGAAATCCGCTTGGACAATGGCAGGCCAGAAAGATGGCTGTAGAAGGTAAAAAGGATGTTGTTATGGTTGGCGGAGACGCCATCAAATATCTTGAGACAATGGCCAAAAATTCCGAAGGAAATTTAGTAGTTAAAAAAGAGTAAATGTCCGCACCCTATAGAATAGACGACGGAAACTTTGCAGTTGAGCAGCAAAACGGCTCGATCAAGATCGCGCACCCGCTCGCCGATAAGGGCGACTACACGCACATAACCGCCACAATCAAGCGGCGCGTGGACGTAAACGATTTCGACCGGACGGAGCGGACGAGTCTCGAAACAATCAGCGTCACAACAGGCGACGCGGCTAGCCCGGTTACTTGCTATCTAGTCGGGATGACGGAACCGGACATTCCCGGCGCGGAGTTGCTGGAATGGGAAGAGACGTTTGCGAACATCCCGCAGACGCGCAAAGAGCCAACGTCGATCACCTACACGCAACAGTTCATTTTACGCATTGATAACTTTGACCTTTCGACCACGTTTGAGATTGGCGAGTTCACGGACACATGGAACGCGACGGCGACTTATGAATATTTTCTAGTCGGCTCTCCACTGCCTCAACTTCGCGCCCCGTCGATTCAGATTCTAGCCGGTCGCCTTGTGAAGCGTGGAGGATGGACCACGTTTGCCGATGGCGAATCGGTTCTCGCGGAGGATAGCAAAGTTGAACGCTATCTCGGCGATATTTTCGTGCGCAAATCCATTCGGATTGTTTGGGTAACTCCAACTCCATTTACGCCAACTGGCGGAACTGTATGATCGGAGACGAACCAATCGCGGCAAAGCTGACTGGCAAGAATAACGCCAGCAAACCGTTCGCCGACGTGATTAACCAGATCGTTGACCGCGTAAACCGTCCCGTGAAAGTGAAGGTCGAATACTACGGCGTCGGGAATCAGCAAAGCTCGGCCGTCTATAGCTCGAAAGAAGACGTAACGATTGTCATTCGTCTCCCGCTGGAAGACGCGGGAGCGTTGGATATTTATCAAGACGGCTCGATTGTCGCGGAAGGCGTGGAGTTCTTGAACTTCATCGGCGCAACCGTTGAACAAAATGGGACCGGCGCAGACGTGACGGTAACGGGCGGCGGCGGCTCAACGATTGAAAAAGTCGTGTTCTACAAGGACACGGCTACAAACGAAATATCAGCGCAACGCGTATCTTCATACGACACGATTCTCGGGCCGTTCACCGGGACATAATATGGCTATCCTGATTGCCGAGTTGCTTTATCCGGGGGTTTTGCCAGTGCAAAGCCCATCCTTTGCCCATCCCTGCTATGTGGATGCGGCAGAGATTGGGATCAATCCCTACGCACCTCCCGCGAATACGAGCAATCAAGGGACAACCGTTCATTTTTCCACAACGGGCGATTTACCGGGAGTCAATCAAAACGGGTTTTGCACGACGCGCTTTAATTCCGCATGGAAAATCGTCGGCTGGGAAAGCATTCGCTTTCAAGGGACCGTGAAGCTGGCGTGTGTTGCTGTCGGTCGCGACGATAACACAAGCCCATATTCTCCCGAAGTCACTTTTGACATTACCGTGACGGGAAGCGTTGCAGACAAGGCTATGACAGACTCGTTGCGAATGTCTGGCGCGGGAACGTATCCCGCAAATGCGGTGGCGCACGTTGGCGATGTTGGATTTGGCGAGTTGCTGACAAACGCCAACATGAGCGGCGCTAACGGTTCGCTCGGCCCGTGGGTTTTCGGAGGATTATCCGACACATTCACAGACATCGGAGCGCCCGTTTATTTCATGGATTGGATCACCTACGATCCAAGCAACATAAGCGTAACCGAAACAACGTACCTTTCGCTTCAGTTCTCGGCGCGCATTGCTGGCAACTCATCGGTTCTGCGATACGAGGATGGCGACGGAAATTGGCAGTATCCGTGCGTTTTCTTTTTGGAGCTAAAGGCACGCATCGTTTACACGCCGACGACATTCGCATTTTTTGAGGGACCGGACGGAAGCCGAAATCCCGACACGAATCCGGGACCGCCAACGGAGGACGGGAATTGCTCCACTGACCTTCCGACCGTTTCCGCTGACAGTTCCGCAACAAATGTCGGATACGTCACGATAACGAGCACGCAAAGCCTTTCGCCCGACCCGTATGTATTCAGCGATGCAACGGATGCTCTCTACGCCGTGCCGTGGCTCGATGCGGACCACGCGCGCGACGATGGACCTTATTTAAAATCCGTCTGGACGGGAATCACCGTGACAATCACGGAACCGAAATATGCCACCTGATTATTTTCCAAAAACCCTAAATGCAACTTGATTGCATTAAGAAAAACCAATAAACACACCAAAACGCTATGGCTACACAAGTTGACGGAGACCTTCGAGTCACCGGAAATCTCTACATTCTCGGTTCACTCCCCGCCATTACGCGCGGAAATCTGACTCAGGAAAACTCCACGCTTTTTCCCGTTGATTTAACCTCGCTTCGCATTTGGGATGCGTTTCAGACTCCAATCGCAACGGCTGGAGCTGACGACCTTGGAATCACGGCGGGAGCATTCGCAACCGGAACGCCATACATCACCGCCGGAAGCCTCGGAAGCGTCGGCGCGACGACTCGCTACGCGCGGTTTTTGTTTCAAGTTCCATACAACTACGTTTCCGAACAACCCGCCGAATTTACGTTGCTTTGCGGAATTACCGGCGGCACTCCGGTAGTCGCAAGCGTGAGTTGTTCGGTGGACATGCAAGTTTACAAAGTAGGAGTTAACACGCTCATTACCGGATCGGACCTCGTTTCCAGTTCGGCAACGGACATGAACTTTACCGCATTTGATGACGTTTCACTTTCACTCACTACGACGAGTCTTTTCGCAGGAGACTGGCTTGATTGCCGACTGGCTATTGCTTGCAACGACTCTGGGCATACCGCTTCCGATGTAGTCCCGGCAATCCAGAAAATTCAATTCGCTTGCTCCACTAAAGGATAAATGATTTCGCTCATCGTCAATGTAGACGATCCCAACCAATCGGGACTTCTCGAAACTTTCGCTTCCGTGCGAAAGACGGAGCAGACGAACTTTGTTATTTCGGGCGAGGAGCTAACCTTTTTCCATCGGCCCGTTAAGCCGAGCACGACCGCAACGCAGCCGTGGGAAGATGATTGGCTTGAGACCGACGCTTTCGAGTTTGCCATCGGACTTCCCGGAGAGGATTTTGTCGCGTATTCCGACACTTACACGTCAGCAAATCCCGGCGTAAATGGAACGATCACCGTAAACACGGTCGCAGTTGTCGCGGCGTTTGCCGACACGACGGACGACGCATTGCCGTTTGTTTTTTCGATCAAGCGGACGCGCCTTAGCGGGGAAGTCGCGGAATATTATCAAGCGCATTGCACGCTCAAGCGGAGCGTTATCAATCCCGGTTCTGCGATTCCGACGCCTTCCGCTTCGTATTACACAAAGACGGAATCAGATGCGCGGTTTGCTCCGCTTTCATCCGTTGTAACAACCGGAACCGGCCTTTGGTATCTTTCCAGCGGAACGCCGAGCGTCCTAACCGTTGGAAGCGGATTAACAATCGTCGGAAGCACAATCTCAGCGACTGGCGGCGGCGGCAGCGGAACAGCCTATCTCTACGCCGACCAAACATTTACCGGAATCAACAACTTCGGCGCGGCTACGCTCGACCCATCCGACGCGACATTCAGCGACATTCCGACGATGCGCGTTGCGGACACGGCCTATATTATAGCCGCTGGCGATACGACCGGCGAGGGCGGGTATATACGTTCAGGCTCTGGCAGTCTGCTATTGGAAAGCACGCTTGGCCCGACTTACGACATTGGACAGGGGCTGTTTTATGGGGCTGTCGGTGGACAGATTGATTTTCTGACTCAGTCAATCACCGGAGACTGGACATACAATGGCAGCGTTCCACGTTTCTTCTTTGAGAAAACGACGAGCGGACGAACCGGCACGACAACCTTTTCCATCCTCGACAGTTCGGACGATCTTTTCTGGCACGGCACGCAGTTCATGCCGAACCTGATTTATACAGGCACTTCGCTTGGCTTGATCGACACGACTCGCGGCGGGGCGATGTTGCAGCTTGAGAATAACTACGCGCAGAACGGCGGGCTGGTCGCTGCGGCGGGAGTGAATACCAGCACGGGCGTTTTCACCTATACGCCGCTGGCCACGTCTGCGGAGCCTGCGAACTTCTACCCCTGCACGCTCAATGTTGTAAGCGGCGCGCTTCCGAACGGTCTAGCAGTCTCTACAGCTTACTGGTTCTTCGCCGTCGATACCGGCGCGAATACGTTCAAGCTGGCGAGCAGCTACGCCAACGCACTAGCCGGAACTGCCGTAATACCATCCACGCAGGGCACTGGCTCATTTGTCGCGGCGATGCGGGTGAACGAAATCAACTGGACGATGCTCACCGCCAGCGGGCAGCAATCGCGAATTTTTAACCTAGTCGGCGCGGCGAGTCATTACAGCTACGGAACGAACTTCGGGCTTGAAATGCCAATGTCGCTTGCGGTCCCGTCTTACTTTACGCAAGCCGAGCCGACTGTGTCTTTGCAATCATCGCGCGGGACCACTGATTACACGACGCTGGAACTGCGCGGGATGAACACGGGCAGCGGAGGAAGTTCCTCGCGCATCCGGTTGCAAGCGGCAAAGAATAATAGCTCGCTTGATCTGAGTTCGTCTTTCTCGCTTTTCACGGGAATTGACGATGGGTTTAGCATTACAGGCCAGCAATCGTTTCGCATTCGGGATGACGTAGCCGCCGCGTTCCGATTCTACATCGGCTCCACAGGCAACGTCGGCATCGGCACCACTACGCCATCGAGCAAGATGGAAGTAAGCGGGACCGTGACGGCGACGGCGTTCAGCGGAAGTGGCGCGGGAATCACGCTTCCAGCAGGAACTATTCAAATAGCGGGCGGAACAGATAAGGCAGTTCTTTTCCAAAACGGAACCGCGCTTGATGTTGATCCTTCATTTACTTGGGACTATCTGACGGAAACGCTGACCTTAACCAAGATAGTCACGACTGGCGCGATTGAACTTGGCAACGCAAGCGACACGACCCTTTCAAGGCTCGGCGCTGGGCGGCTAGGAGTGGAAGGCGTTGAGGCTTTAACTCAGACGAATACTGTTACGGGGATAACGAACAAGACGTTTGTCGCTCCGGTGCTCGGCGCGGCGACCGCGACAAGCCTCGTCTGCGCCACAGACGGCGGCGGAAATATCGGAAACAGCGGAAGCAATCGTTTTGCAAATATATACGCGACAAATCAGCTCAAATCATTTGGCAGCATTGAAAATGGAGTGTTTGGGTATTATGGAGTTGGAGGCTGCACGCAAATTCAAAGCAACGCTCAAGGTGTTTTGCTGCTATTGGATTTCAATACTGGTTCGACTTTTTCGCGCATTCAATTTGGAGGGACAACCACTTCATTTCCGGCGATTAAGCGAAACGCGACCGCGATTAACATACGACTTGCCGACGACAGCGCAGACGCGCCATTAACCGCATCGAATATCACCGCCAGCGGCACCCTCTCCGTAACCGGCACAAGCACGTTCACGGGGCTTCTAACGGCCAACGGAGGCGCAACCGTCGCTGGCGGAATCGGAGTTGGCGCGGCAGTCGCATCAACAACATTTGCGGCAATCGCAGCGGCAACCACGGCAAAAAGCGCAATCAATCTCGCATCTGGAACAGCTCCAACATCCCCGAACAACGGCGATATTTGGTTTGATGGAACGGACCTAAAGATGCGCATTGGCGGCGTCACAAAAACATTCACCCTTATCTAACATGGCATTAACTGACTTTGAAATTCAAACCGCATGCGCAATCGAGGGGCTTTTCCCAAAAGTTCTGGCATGGCGCGACGCAGCCGTTGCCGTAGTCGCAGCAGAGCGCGACGCGCTTGCTGATAAGCTGCGGGACATTGAGCTTAAGCTGGACGACCCAGACGCCTCAAAAGAAGACGTAAAAGCCGAGAAGGAAAAGACAGCAAAGCAGCGGCAGCGTCAGGCGCTCCAAGCCGAGAAGCTGGAACTCGAAACGAAGACGGCGCAGGTTGTCGCGGCATTGGAGCTACTCAAAGACGGAAAGAAAAACTAATGAGCCGCGAACAATCCGAAGTCCTAACCGTCGTAACGTCCGAGATGGACAAGCGAGAAAACAAGTTCCTTAAATGGCTATTAGGCGGCTTGCTTGTGATGATTCTTTCCCTTGCTACGGCGTCCTATGTGCTCGGAGCAAAGATTCAGGACGCGCAAAACAAGCTGAACACGCTCATCACGGCGCACGAAGTAGTCACGGCGGAAATAGAAGCCAGAGTGCAAGAATGGACCGCGTGGCGGCGATCCGTTGAAGACGGCAACCTTCGCTCAATGGGAGACCGCTTCACCGCTGCTGATTGGGACGTTGCAGCCAGCATTTTCAACATGTCATCGCCCCCCGTTCTTCTCCCGTTTTCGCGTGACATCCACCAGCGCAGCCGAACTCCGTAATGGAGTGGGGCCGATCCAATCACTCGTAATCCGCCTTTACGCCGAGCGCGGACGCGGCCCGTGCTCCATCGCCTTTCAGTTAGCGAAAAAGCTCCCACACCGCTACCCGGACGGCGTTACGCAGGAACTCGTTGACCTCGTTTGCACGTATATTCCGCGACCGGAAATCCGCGAGCTAATGGACATCGGGCGCATGGGCGAGGATGGATGGCGGCTACGGGTGATTCGGGAGAGGGAAAATTGACCGGCAAGACGACCGGCAGGAACGTAATAAAAACAGGCCGTTATTTATTACAAAACGTGCGCACGATTATTGTTGTAAGTTTCTTTCCGATGATGAATTGCAAATCAACACAAGGCGCGGAGGGTTCAGGGCGCATCTCTAAACGCTTGCCAGCGCGCGGCGCGGACGCTAGGATGCGGCGCATGACTGTTTCTGAATTGCGCCATTTTCTTGCGGATGAAGACCCTGACAGAATCGTGATTATATCTTCCGACCCTGAAGGCAACCGATTCCATCGCGTATCGGACGCATACATGCGCGGTGCGTATAAATCCGGCGACGTTGGCCTTGAGGAATTGACGCCGGAAAAAGAGGCTCAGGGATATAGCCAAGAAGATTTAATGACAGACGGAAAGCCGTGCCTCGTTTTGTATCCAGAATGACCCTCTCCATCTCGCTCCTAATCCTAATCACCGCCAGCATCCACGCTGACGAGCAAACGAATCTATGAAACCAAAAACTAGCTGGAAAACCACTACATCCGGTCTTGTCGCCGGGCTAATTATCCTACTCGCGCAGCTTCAAACCGTTATCGACAACGACCCAGAAACGAATCCGAACATCGAAGTTATCATCTCCGCGATTGGTATGATCGGCCTCGGATTTTCCGCGCGCGACAACACAGTGACTTCCGAAGACGTGAAGGCAAAATGAAACTCACATTCGCTTGTATGCTGGCGTCGATCCTCGGCGCGTGCGCTGGCCTAGACGTTCGCGGCACGCTGCTTTTGCCGGGCGGCTCAATTTCGTATCATCAAGACGGAAAAACGTCCGTTGTCGGGATTAACTTGGACGGGAAGCAGGTTATTGATTTGCGATGAAAGTAACCGATGCGCACTGGCTGGACGAAGCTACGCGAGACGTAATCGCTGGTGGTTCACCGCTTCCGGTTCGCCGATGCCTTGTGATTCATTTCACGTATGGAGCGGGCGCGAAAAGCTCGATTGATTACATGCGGAGCAAGGGGCTTTCGGCGCATCTCGTCATTGACCGAGACGGCACGATTTATCAAACGCGGCCTTTCAACGTCCAATGCGCTCACGCCGGTCGGAGCAGATGGGTTGATCCGAATACGGGAAAGAAATACACAAACCTTAACGCGCATTCCATTGGCATCGAGATTGCCAACTTTGGCGACGGAATCGCCGAGCATCCCAACTGGACGAAACTGCCATTTGTCCGCGCAAAGCATCGCAACGGCGGTCCCGTGCAATCGTGGGAGGCTTATCCGCAGGCGCAGCTTGATTCCGTGTTCGTCTCGGCAAAGGCCATCTGCAAACGCTACAATCTGGACGACGTAACTGGCCACGATTGCATCGCGCCAGAGCGGAAGAACGATCCCGGCCCGGCATTTCCAATGCTTGAGCTTCGCGAGTTTTGCGGATTCACCGGACTGCCGCAAGTCCATAAGGCGTAAGTCCCGCCGCCGAACACGCTTCCCAACGTTAAAGGGGACGCATCCGGCGACGGGGTTAATGGCGCATCCTCACACGAGGCGCGTCAAATCATTCCGCAACGGCAATCGCCCATCCGATTCCGTGCTTTTCGTAGCCGAGCGCGCGTAACGCTTTTTCAGCCTCCGCCACTTCGCGGCGCAGTTCGTCGTTTTCTGACTTCATCTCTTGGAGTTCGCAATATGTTCCAGACGAAAAACATTTAGTGCATCCCTTGCGCGCAATGTCACGGATCTGATCGAAGATTTG